CTGATGATCGCCGAAGAGAAAGTCATTCTGCTCGGCAACAACTCGTTGGCGCTGGGCACGCCGGTGGCTCCGGTAGCGACCGGCCCGACCGCGGGCGGATCGATCACCGCCCAGGCCGGCAACATCGTCTTTGTCGTCGCGCTGACGGCAGAGGGACTGGCCAATGCTTCCGTCGCGAACGGCGTGCCGCTGCAGATCAGCCGCACCAACATCGACGGCACAACCGACAGCTATGGCGGCGGTTCGTCGAATGTGAGCGCCGCGTCGAACGCGATCACTACCACCGGCGGCAATCAGACAATCTCGGCAACGGTCGCTGCGATCAATGGCGCGGTAGGATACGCGTGGTATTTGGGCACGTCGGCGGCGAATGCCGGCCTGGCGGCAATCACCACAAGCAACTCGGTCACACTCACCGCCAACGCTGCGGGCTCGCAGAAGGCCAACGCGATCACGCAGGACAACTCGCAAAACCAGCTCGAGTTCGACGGCTTCATCACCCAGCTGGTGAAAAATGTGAACGCCAGCGGCAACGGCTACTACAAGTCGCTGAACGGGGCGTTCCTCACTTCCGATGGTGCGAGCGGCGTGGTGGAGATCGATGCCGCGCTGAAGTATCACTGGGACCAGAACCGTCTCACGCCGACCAAGATCTGGATCAGCTCGCAGGAAGCGGCCAACATCAACAAGAAGGTGATCGCCGCGACCGGCGTGCCGCTGTTCCGCATCAACCTCGACGTCGAAGGCAAGCCGGTGGTGATCGGTGGATCGATGGTCGCCGGTTACTTCAACAAGTTCGCACCCGGCGGCGGAGGCCAGGTGATTCCGATGGAGATCCATCCCTATCTTCCTGCCGGTACGCTGTTCATGCAGACCGAGTATCTGCCGTATCCGCTGTCGAACGTGGACAACGTAGCGCAGATCAAGTGCCGCCGCGATTATCACCAGATCGATTGGCCCATCACCAGCCGCGTGTACCAATTCGGCGTGTACGTGGACGAAGTCCTGCAGGTCTTCGCGCCATTCTCGATGGCAGTGCTGCAGAACATTGGGAATGGGTAAAGGCTAGGTGACAGGGGACAGGTTACAGGGCACAGGTTTTGGTTCCCCTGTCACCTGTAACCTGTCACCTGTTCCCTTCTGCGTTCGTTCACTCACTCCATTTTCTGCAGACTCTGAGCTTCTTCTATGTCCACCGGTCCTGACGATCTCTGCGTTCTTCCCGACCTCAAAGCCTGGCTTAACATCCAGACCAGTGCTGAGGATACGTTGCTGCAGAACCTGATCACGCGCGGGTCGCTGCAGATGCTGCGCTGGATGAATCGCGACCACATCATTGCGACCAGCTATACCGAGAATCGTGACGGCAACGGTGCTTTGTTCATGCTGCCGCGTAATTTCCCGCTGGTCTCGGTAAGCAGCGTGATCGTGAACGGCATTCCCATTCCGGGAGCGATGGACCAGGTGAGTCCAGGATATGTCTTCGACGCGTACAAAATCATGCTGCGCGGCGGTTCGAGCGCGTTCTATTCGCTGGGGCCGTACAGCAGTCAATATCAGTATCGCTTCACCCGCGGATTTCAGAACGTGCAGCTTGTATATACGGCGGGGTACGCAACCGTGCCGTCGGACTTGCAGCAGGCGGCAATCGAGGGCTTCGCATACATGTATCGGCGGCGCACGCACATCGGTGAAGACTCGAACTCGGCCAGCGGTGAGGTGACGATCGGCTTCAGCAAGGACATGCTGCCGGGGAGCGTGTTGTTGACACTGGAGCAGTATCGGAGAAGGGCGTTGGAGTGAAAAAAGCAGCCCTCGGCTGTCGGCAGTCGGCGTTCGGCCAGGGTGCCTTTATGCGGTAGCTGCGCGCACTTTCTCCCGCGCCTCGTCTACGGTTCGTATGAGAGAGCTCAGCATGCGCTTGACTCTTGTGGCCTGGGCGGTGAGTTCCTGGTGATCACTTTTAGTTATGTACTCGAGATCATGGGAAAGCAACAAGTGATACTCCAGCTCGCTTGCTGAGCCCATTGCAATCTGGAGAAAACGATGAAATTCTGCATCACCTCTCCGTCCGCAGCCTTCAGCGATGTTCGCCGGCACAGAGGCGGCGGCACGGCGAATCTGACTAGTGAGTCCGAACCGTTCATCGTTGGGAAAGGCCTTGGTCACCCGATACGCAGCCAGCGTGAGTTGATGTGCTTCCTGCCAGACATCCAGTTTCCTAAAGTCTTTCATCGCGTCCTCAGCAATCGTGATGTGGGTTGGTCACTATACAACACCGGACGGGTGGCTGGCCGAACGCCGATAGCCGAAAGCCGATAGCGCAATGATCATTCCCCGCGAACAAATCTACTCGGCCCTCTTCACCACACTGCAATCCGCGCTTGGCTCGAAGTTCGCCACGATGTCGCGGCGGTGGCGGATGCCGGAGGAGGTTTCGCCGGAGTCGCGTCCGGCGCTCTTTCAGGTACAGACTGGGGAGCGCGCCAAAACCAACGCTACGGGCGAGCCGATCATCTGGATTGCCACTGTCGATCTCGTGATCTACACGCAAGGCTCGGGCGACGAGCAAACGATTCCATCGCAGGAATTGAATACTCTGCTCGATGCGGTTGAAGCGGCGATCGCCCCGCCTCCCGGCAGCGACGGCAAGCAGACGCTTGGCGGCATTGTCTCGCACTGCCGGCTGCAGGGCAGCACGCGCATCACGGAAAACGTGAACGGCGCGGCTGCCATGGCGGTTGTGCCGGTGGAAATCGTTACGACAGCCTAAGAGACGTCATTCCGAACCTCGCGCCTTTTGCGAGGTGAGGAATCGCTACTGGCACTTTCCTCACCCCTGCAAAAACGGCAGGGGATTCGGAATGACAAAAAGGACAACATCAAGCTATGTTCCAATTCGGTTCAGGCACACTCTGGGGATATCCCATTTCGGGCAATCTTGCCGCGAATCCTACGCCCATCAAGTTCGGCACGCTGCAGGAGGTGGATATCGAGATCTCCGGCTCGGTGAAGGAACTTTACGGGCAGAACCAGTTTGCCGACGCGGTCGCGCGCGGCAAATGCAAGATCACCGGCAAAGCCAAGTACGCGCAGATTATCGGCAAGCACGTGAACGATCTGTTCTTCGGACAAACCATGAGCGCCGGCCAAAAGCTCACGGCGGTGGACGAAGCACAGAGCGTTCCAGGGGGATCGCCTTACACCGTGACCGTCACCAATTCAGCGCAGTTTGCCGATGACTGGGGTGTGCGCTATGCCGCTACCGGTCTGCCGCTCACGCGCGTGAGCAGCGCGCCGGTCCAGGCACAATACGCAGTCAGCGCGGGCGTGTACACGTTCGCCTCGGCGGACGCGGGTGCGGCGGTGCTGATCTCCTATCGCTACACCACGGCCGCAGGCGTACAGCTCAACATCCGTCAGCAACTGATGGGCTTCGCGCCGACATTCCAGATTCTGCTCAACGAGCAATACGCCGGCAAGCAGGCGAACCTGCTCCTTTATTCCTGTGTCGCGGACAAGCTGACCTTCTCAATCAAGAACGAGGACTTTGTAGTGCCCGAGTTCGACTTCGAGGCCTTCGCGAGTCCGTCAGGACAGGTTATGGATTTGTATTTGGCGGAGTGAAGCAGCTCGTAGAGCTCTGTCATTCCGAGCGCAGCGTCCATGCGGTTCGGACGCGAAGAGAGGAATCACTATCGGCGGCAGAATGCATGGCGGCGATAGCGATTCCTCACTTCGTTCGGAATGACAATCTCAGAAAGGAAACTTATGACCTCCATCTCCCTCCACGGTCGCGAATTCAAGCTCTCTCCGCTCACGCTGGGTGATCTACGCAAGCTGGAGCCTGCGTTGCTGGGCGCGGAGCACTCGGTCGCGCACGGATTTGCGTCGATGCTGGCGCTGGTGCCCGTGATCCATGCTTCGCTGAGCAAACTGCATCCTGAATTGGCACTCGAAGAACTCGAGCAGATGCTCGACCTGAACAGCTTTGCCGAAGTGCTCGACCGCGTGCTGCATGTTTCCGGATTGAAACGCGCGGGCAATACGGCGGGGGAAAAGCAGCCAGCGGCAGAATGAGCCGGATCGCCGACTGGCCGCGTCTTTTCGGCCACATCATTACCGCTACTGGATGGACGGCGCGCGAAGTGGAATCGCTCAGCCTGGGCCAAGCCAACGAGCTGCTGGAGTATTGGAGCGAGCATCCGCCGACGCATGTGTTGCTGGCGGCGATGATGAGAGCGCGTCCGCTGCGGAAGGCGGAGTCGCGTGACTTAGCGGGTGCGGTCGCGGGAGTGGGCGGAAGGGTGACCCCAGTCGCAAGTGCAACGATGTCAACGCTGCTCGATGCCGAGCGCGGAACGCCCCGCAATTGAAGACGCACGAGGCGACCGTCTCTCAGAATCTCCATGAAAGTCTCTGCGCAATTCGATTCCGATTCGATGCTCTCCAGCTTGCGTCAGGTGAGTGACGGCTCTACGCAAGCGGCGCAGCAGATGCGCGAGCAGTTTCGCGCCGCCGCGCAGGACATCACTTCGAGCATCACGCAACAGCTTGCCGGCGAGATGCGCGCCCGGCAGCAGCATAGCGCCGAGATCCAGAAGATCACGCAGGCTTCCGTTCGCAGTCAGACGCAGCAGTGGAACTCGGTATTCACCAGCATGAATCGGGGCTTTGCCAGCACTGTCGTTCAAATAACGAGCAGCACGAAGACGCTGCAACAGGCATTGGCGCGCGTGCTCGATCAGATTCTGGCCGACTTCCTGCGCATGCTCGAGCGCATGGTGGCGAACTGGATCGCGCAGCACGTCTTCATGCAGGTCTTTGGCATCGGCACGCAGAAGGCGGCGAGCGCGGCCAACATCAGCGCGTCGGCTTCCCAAGGAGCGGCGGCGGCCTATGCCTCGGCTGCGGCCATTCCCGTTGTGGGCTGGACAATGGCTCCCGCGGTCGCCGCGGAAGCTTACAGCAACATTCTGGGCTTTGAAGCACTGAATGCCTTCGCCGCCGGGGGCATTGTGCCCGACGACTCGCTCGCCTTCGTCCACAAGAATGAAATGGTGCTGCCGGCGAGCTTGTCATCAGGGCTGTCGCAGATGATCGGGGGCAGCGAAGGCGGAAGCAATGTGCACGTGAACTTCTCCGTCTCAGCAACGGACGCGAAAAGCTTTGAAGGGCGCCTGCACGAGCATGCCGACACGCTGGTCAACGTGATCAAGCGCGCGTGGAGACATGGCAAGTTTTAAAACCAGTTTCAAGTTTCGGGTTTCGAGTTTCGGCCAAGCCAGTCGCTTACTGAGTCTCATTGACGAAATGCTGGTTGGATTCGGGCTTTGCCGAAACCTGAAACTTGAAACTCGAAACGCCTTTTCTCCTCCATGTCTAACATCCTCTTTCCCGATCTCAGCGGACTTTCATGGGAATACACGGTTGCTCCGGGTTTCTCCACCGGCATTCAGCAATCGACCGGAGGACGCGAAGTGCGGGCGGCCTACTGGTCGGCACCGATCTGGAAGATATCGCTGACCTACAACTATCTGCACGATGACTCCTCGCACGTTGACCAGAACGGGTACTCGGAGCTGCAGCAGCTGGTCGGCTTCTTCCTGGCGCGGCAAGGTTCGTTCGATTCGTTTCTGCTCGACTTGGCGCAGCTCACGCGCAAGCCGCTCGATTCGACGGTAAGCGGCCAGCCCATCGGGACTGGCGACGGCAGCACAACCAGCTTCCAACTCGTGCGCAATGTCGCGGGATATCTCGAGCAGGTCCAGAATCCGGCGGGACAGAGCGCGACGGTGTACGTCGCCGGCGTGAAGAAGACTCAGGGCACGGATTACACGATCGCGAATGGCATCGTGACGTTCGCAGTGGCGCCCGCGAATGGCGCGGCGATCACTGCGGATTTCCAGTGGCTGTGGCGCGTGCGCTTCGCGCAGGACTCGAGCGAGTTCGACAACTTCATGTATCAGCTTTGGGAGTGCAAGAAGGTGGATCTGTTGAGCGTACGCGTGTGAGTGAAATTGTGACTCTGCGAATTGTGAATTCAGGAATTGTGATTTCGCGATTTTGCGATTTCGCGATTTTGCGGTTCTCAAATCGCGCGATCACCCGATCACGCAATCACCCGATTGGCGGGGGACTCCGCGGATGAAAACTGCAAGCGGTGCCTTTGTTTCATTCCTCGCTAGTGCCACCCAAATGGTGATGGCCGAGCTCTACGACATCACTCTCGCCGACGGCACGCAGCTGCATTACACGACGTTCGATCGCAAGCTGGTTGTGGGCGGCACAACGTATTTACCCGGTCCGCCGAACTTCAAACGCGGCACGGTTGAGGAAGTGCTTGGCCTGTCCAAAGTGGGAACGCTGACGCTGGAGATTCATTCGAATCCCACGGACACGATCGGCGGCGTCCCGGTGTTGCAGAAGATCGTCCGCGGCGATTTCGACAAGGCAGCGCTCACGGTCCGCCGGGTGTTCATGGATTCATCGCTGACACAGCAAGGCACGGTGATTCGCTTCGTGGGGAACATCGGCGACCTCGACCAGGTATCGCGCACGATGGCGAAGTTCACCTGCAAGAGCAAGGTCGAAGACCTGAACATCCAGCTGCCGCGGAACACTTTTCAGCCGACATGCATTCACACATTGTTCGATTCCGGCTGCACGCTGAGCAAGGGCAGTTTCGCGGTAAGTGGCGCGGTGCAGTCGGGAAGCACGGTCAACAAGCTACTGACGAACCTGACGCAGGCCGACAGCTACTTCGATAACGGCCAGCTGCTGTTCACGTCCGGAGCAAACAACGGACATCTGGTCGCGGTGAAGACCTATCTGCACGCCAGCGGGCTTGTGCAGTTCGTGGTGCCGCTGCCGGCAGCTCCGAGCATCGGCGACACCTTCACGATCTATCCGGGCTGCGACAAAACGCAGAGCACTTGTTCGGGCAAATTTTCCAATCTGGCGAACTTCGGGGGATTCCCGTATGTGCCGGTGCCGGAAACTGCGTTGTGAGCAGCTCCTCAGCTTCTAAGCTTCTAAGCTGCTCAGCAGCTCAGGAGCTCAGCAGCTTAGAAGCTCGCGCACGCGTTTGCGCCATCGCGCGTTCCTGGATCGGAACTCCGTATCACCACATGGGCCGCGTCAAGGGCGCGGGGGTTGACTGCGCGATGTTTCCCCTCGAGGTGTACCGCGAGGCGGGCCTGATCGGCGACATTGACATTCCGTACTACCCGCAGGACTGGATGCTGCACCGATCAGAAGAGATCTATCTGGGGATAGTCGAGCGGCATGCAAGAGAGATTTTGCCAGCAGCCAGTAGCCAGCAGCCAGTAGCTCAGCCTGGCGAATTCGTGATCTACAAGTTTGGCCGCTGCTTCGCGCACGGCGCCATTGTGCTCGATTGGCCGACGGTGATCCACGCTATTAACGGTAAAGGCGTGATTCTTTCGGACGGCGAGCGCGAAGGATTCCTTGTTGGCAGGGAAAAGAGGTTCTTCAGCTTATGGACGTGATGTCTCTTGTTTGTCATTCCGAGTCCGCCGCAGCGGACGAGGAATCCCTACTGTAACCAGCACTCTTCGTGACATAGGGATTCCTCGCTGCGCTCGGAATGACAAAGCGTAAGCGCTCGGAATTCCCGGAGTCTTCAATACCAATGTCCATCTTCTCCCGGCCGAAGCCGTTAGCGACGCAGCAGACGATTCTGCAGGCGATCCGCGTGCAGAGCTCGTCGTATGGCCAGGTGGTTCCGATCATCTACGGGCAGAACCGTCTGCCGGGCAAGCTGATTTGGTACGGCGACTTTACGCCGATCGCGAACACGTCGAAGACAGCCTCCGGCGGCAAAGGCCTTGGCGGCGGTACGACCAAGACCACGAGCTACACGTACCAGGCAGCGGTCGCCATCGCACTGTGCGAAGGACCGATTGCGCAACTTTCGAATGTTTGGGACACCAAGGGCACGCTGCTGCTGGTTTCGACCACGGAGAACTACACGGTCCCGGGTGGCGGGGGAAGTTACCAGGTATCGCAGCATGCGAATTACTTCACGCATTACGGCGTCGCGCGCGCAGATTCATATTCTGTCGGCGCCAACGACTACGGCTCTGATGGTCCGGTAACGCTCAGCGGCACACAGAAGACGCCGATGACACAAGTCGGCAGCGCGCCGGCAGCGGGGCAGTTCTCGGTCAACACCAGCACGGCGACATTTACCTTCGGTGCGGCCGATGCCGGCAAAACGGTCACGATCACATATGTCTATTCCGTTCCCAATTCGAACTCGAATGGACAGCCGCTGCAGATGCTTTCGCTCACGCTGTTCACTGGAGCGCGCCCGCAGTCGCCATGGAGCTATCTGACGTCGAACCACGCAGGGCAGGACTTGGGCTACAACGGCATTGCTTACGTCGCGGCCTCGAGCATGGACCTCGGAAGCTCCGGCTCGCTGCCGAACTACAGCTTTGAAATTCTCGGGCTGCTGCCGTTTGGCGGCGGCATCACCGATGCCGAGCCGGGCGCGATCGTCAACGATCTGCTGACCAATCCGTTTTACGGCGTGGGATGGTCGAGCGGGCTGATCGGCGATTACTCGAACTTCTCGAACTACTGCAAAGCCAACGGCCTGTTCTTCTCGCCCGTCTTCGACGCGCAGCAGGACGCGGCCTCGCAGATCGATGACCTGATCGACCTTGCCAACGGCGCGGCCATCTGGTCGGAAGGCGTAGTCAAGATCAAGAGCTACGGCGATACCAGCACCGTCGGCAACGGTGCGACGTTCACGCCGAACACGACGCCGGTGTACGACCTAAACGATTCGAGCTTTATCAGCAAGGGAAAAGCCGATCCCGTGCAGATCGTGCGCAAGAGCCGGGCGGATACCTTCAACAACGTCAAGATCGAGTTCGTGAACCGGGCGAACAGCTACAACGTTGAGATCGCCGAGGACAAAGACGACGCCAACATCTCGCTCTATGGCCTGAAGGCCGACAATCCTCGGCAGGCGCATGCCATCACCGATGCCACGGTGGCGAAGAAGGTCGCGAACATCAAGCGGCTGCGTTCGGTGTATATCGACGGCGGCAATGCTTACAAGTTCACGCTAGGCTGGCAGTACATCCTGCTCGAGCCGATGGACCTGGTTACGATCACGGATTCCAATCTGGGACTGAACAAGCATCCGGTGCGGATCACGTCGATTAAAGAGAACGATATCGGCGAACTCGACTTCGAGGCCGAAGATTTTCCCTGGGGCACGGCGACTCCGACGGCGTATCCGTATGTCGGCGGCGGAGGATTCGCGCCCAATCAGCAGGCCGATCCCGGCGCCATAAACACGCCGATCATCTTCGAGGCTAACGATCGGCTGTCGGAGAGCGGGAACTACGAGCTGTGGCTTGGAGTGTCGGGCGCGAGCTCGAATTATGGCGGATGCCACGTTTGGCTCTCGACTGACAACTCGACCTTCGTCCGCATCGGAACCATTCACGGAAGCGCCAGAATGGGAACGCTGACGGCGACTCTGGCCAGCGCGGCAGATCCTGATACCTCCGACACGCTGAGCGTTGACCTGACCGAGAGCTTCGGAGCGTTGAGCTCAGGCAGCGCAGCCGACTGCGATAACTATCGGACGCTATGCTACGTTGACGGCGAATACATCAGCTATCAGATCGCGATGCTGACCTCGGCATATCACTACAACCTGGCCACGAGGCTGCGCCGGGGCGTGTTCGGCACGAAGATCAGCTCGCATTCGAGCGGCAGCGCGTTTCTGCGGCTGGACGACGCGGTGTTCATCTACCAGCCCGATCCCACGCTGGTCGGTCAGACGCTCTATTTCAAGTTCACGAGCTTCAACAAATTCGAGCTGATGGAGCAGTCGCTGGCCAATGCGACCTCGTACAGCTTCTCGTTCAACGGATCGTTCGCCAATGGCGACGCCTATGTGTCGAACAACGCGAATGTCGTCCCAGCATGGACTGGATCCGCGTGGAACATCCAGATCTACGGACCAGGCGGCGCCGGCACGAGCTACACCGCGTATAAGTCGGACAAAACGTCGCGCTCGATCTCCGCGCAAACGCTGACCACGGATTCAACCGGCACAGCGTTTGGGAATTCGACCAGCTACTACGTCACGTACGACCCGAACACGCAAACGCACGCGGCCTACAAGTACTACTCCGACGCGATCGCCGCGGTCGGACACGGCGCAATGTTCGTCGGCCAAACCACGACGGGCACGGCCGGCGGCACGGGTGGCACGGGCGGCGGCGGCGGTGGTGATAGCGGCGGCGGCGGACGCCAGTTCTTCTAGAAAAGCTGCTGGCTGCTCGCTACTGGCTGCTGGCTAAAACCCAAACAACTCGTCATCCTGAGTCCGCCTGTGGCGGAAAGAACCTTGTGTTCCAGCTCCGGAGCTACGCAGCTTCGGAGCTTCGGAGCTAAGAGCTACCAAACACCCGGCCGAGGGCGGCCGGTCTCCACGAGCACAACATCATGAAACGAATCGCGCTTTGGCTTATCGCCTATTGCTTATTGCCTCTTGCCCTGTTCGCGCAGAACTGGACAACCGTCAGCGCGTCCAACATCACCGATCTCAACCAGGTGAAGCTGGCCGCGGGGAATCTGTGCTTTCTCGGAACCGATTCGACGGACACGCCGATCAATTTCCAAGTCGGCGGCGGCGGACAGGTTCTTGCGCGTCCGTTTTGCGTGACCGTAGCCAACGGCACGAGCGGCTCGCTTACCGTGCCCAATCCGGCCAACACGAATCCGCAGGGCATTTACTACCGGATTACAGTCACGGATTCGAGCACCGGTCAGCGTGTGCTCTACTACAAAGCCGCGACATTCAGCGGCACGACTTTCAACTTCGATAGCTACGCGCCAACCTTGAGCAACGTCGGCGCCGGTTTCGGAACGGGAATCACGGTCGCGAGCATCAGCGATACTGGAAGCCTCTCCACGCCCGGACCAAACCTGCTCGGCGGCATCACCCAGATCGGCGCGAGTGACACTGGAATCTCCCGCACCGGAGCAACCGACTTCGCATTTGGTAATGGAACGGCCAGCGATACGACGGGCTTGTTGCAGGCGACGTTCTATCAGGGTTTAAGCAGCGGCGTCGTGAAATCACAATTGGGAACGAATCTCGCCTTTTGGAGCGGCGGGTTGTTCTGCTGGACTCCAAACGCATCGATTACTGGAGCTTGCGACACGCAGGAAACCAGGCCGTCGGCCGGCGCAGTTTCTTTTGATACAGCGACCGCCAACAATGCCGCGGCGACAGTGATGGCAGGGTCATATCAGATTGGTTCGGGCGCGGGGACTACTTGGAAGATCAATAGCTCGGGCATCGCACAGTACTACAACTCGTTTCCTACTGCTGACCTGGGCCTCACCCCAGAAGTTTATTCGGATCATCCTACAGGTTTGGGCGCCAGCAACGGACTCACGTTGACGGCGTCGGCGTCTGCCGGGTTCTATCGAGCCTGCGCCGATGTGCGCGTGACAACCGCCGGCACTGCGGGCACCGCTTCGCTTGCGATCAGCTACAACAATGGCACAGCCAACCTCACCTACACCGCGAGCACGCTCGCGCTCACGAGCACAGGGTCGCCGGTTGACTTCTGCACGCCTCTACACCTCGGCGCCGGAACCACGCTGAGCTATCAGGTGACGGTAAGCGGGGCGACGGGCAGTCCCGTTTACGCGGTCGATCTTGACGTCGAGCGCATGCACTGAGCGCCAACCGCTAACTGACAACTGAGAACTTCTTATGACAAAACTCTTGGGAGTGATCGCCGTTGTGTGTCTTGCACTGTGTGGCGCCCGCGCGCAGAACCTGACAACCGTCACAGCTGCAGGTCTGTACAAAGGCGGAGCGCTGTTGTCTACAGGACAGATCTGCTTCACCGGCACCGATTCCAGTGACAACCCAATCCCATTTCGGGTTGGCGGCGGCGGTCAGAGGTCACGTTTCCTTATTGCGCGGTTGTGACCAACGGCGCAATCGTGGGCACGTTTCAGGTTGCGAACCCGGCGAACACTGCGCCGGCGAACATCAGCTATCGCGTGGAGCTGTTCGATCAGTACAACCGCATCCAGAAATGGTCGGGGGTGCAGTTCACCGGCACCAGCTTCAACTTCGACAACTACGTTCCTTCGGCCAATTTGCCGCTTGGTACGAGCACGAACTTTGCGACCGTCGGGAACCTGACCGTGACCGGGAGCTGCACAGGATGTGGCGGAGGCGGCGGTGGCGGCGGATATTCGACGATCGAGAACGCGGGCAGTGCGCTGGCACAACGGGCCACGGCAAATTTCTTGTCGGGCATTATCTGTGCCGATAATGCCGGGCAGGCACGCACGGATTGCCAGATCGATCAGAGCTTCAGCCCGATGTGGACCGGCTCACATACATTCAATGGCACAACCAACATCGCCGGAACCTTCCAGATTTTAGGCAGCGCGCCCGCAGGCAAGATTCCCATTGGCAACGGCAGCACCTTCGTCCCCGGTGATCCGTTGGTCCAAGGCTTGAACGCCGAAGGCTCGACGGCGACGAACAACCCCGTGAACATCGGCGGTTTCGATACAGCCGGCACTCCCGCGATCCACGGCGCGAAGGTCCTGAACGCGAATCCCGCGGGCACAGAGTACGGCATCGTTACCCGTCCAATTCCCAGCGGCACGCAGACCGTTTCGGGAACGATCACAGCAAACGCCGGCAGCGGAACCTTCGCCACCTCCAGCTCGCAGCTTCCGGCGGCGCTCGACGGTTCGGGATATCTGAAGGTCCACGAACAGGGTACCGCGACCGTTTCGGGAACAGTCACAGCAAACCAGGGCGGCACATGGACGGTCCAGCCGGGGAATACGGCTAACACGACGCCGTGGCTGGCGACCATCAATCAGGCCGGGAACTCGGCGACGGTTACAGCCTCCAACGCGCTGAAGGTCGATGGCTCGGCGGTGACGCAACCGATAAGCGGCACAGTTACCGCCAACGCAGGGTCAGGCACATTCGCGGTAAGCGAATCTACGCTTGATGGCGCGATTGCGTCGTCTGTGCTCCAGGCCAACGTCAAGCAGATTGGCGGAACCGCCGTTGTAGCCGATCCATGTCAGGCGAACACGAAGACATACGTCTCGATCAACCAGACGGCGAAGACGAGGCTGATCACCGGCACAGCGTCGAAGAAAATCTACGTCTGTTCGCTCAATCTTGTCACCGCTACCGCACAGAACATCGCGGTGATTGAAGGGACCGGCACCACTTGCGGTACGGGCGCTGCGGGCGTGCAGGGCTTCGGCGGATCGGCCGCCGCGACAGGATGGAATCTTGCGGCAAATAGTGGATTGGCTTACGGCGGCGGAGGCTTCGCCATCGGCGCGGAAGGCACCGCAGCAGACGATCTCTGCCTCGACCAATCTGGCACAGGACAAGTATCGGGCGGTTTGAGTTACGTCGTGCAATAAGGAGGATTCATGGCAGCATCACATAGCGATTCTTACGTTCTTTCCACCGACTCGACATTCAGAAGTCGAGTTCAAGCGGCGCTGATTACCGCGGCAATCTCGATTTGGAATGAAGCCGGCAGCACCGCGTTCCACGTGCAGCGCGTGCGCTACGCCGCGGAGATCATGAACTCTCCGGGTACCTGTGCTCCGTTGTTCGCGAACGCGGTAGCCACCGACGCTACATGTCTTTCGGACGCCACGCAGGGAGGGACGGTTGCGCTCACATCGGGCAACGTTGCCGCCCAGGCCGCGCTGGTGAGCGACGTCCACATGGACAACGCGATCAGCGCGCAGTTCAACTCCTTCCTGGTGCCGTTCTAATGAAGAAGACTCTGGGTGTCTGGCTGGCGACGGTCCTCTGCGCCGGAAGAATGCTGGCGACAATCTCCAAAGTACAGGCGACGCAGAATTTCACCAGCGGCGGAACTACGTGCGTGATCAGCGGCTCGTCGTCGCCCGCCTGGTCGTCGTCCGGTTCCGGAAACCTGATTTGGGTCGAGCTCTACAACATCAACAACACAGGAACGACGACGATCACCGACAACAAGAGTGATACGTACACGCAGTTGTTCAATACCGGCACAAATTGCAATGGCGGCAGCCAATGCGCAGCGTGGTACCTGAAGAACACGCCATCGGGTATTACCTCCATCACAATTACTACGAGCAGCGGAACGCTCTTCTGTGCAGCCGGAGAATATAGCGGCCTCGATACCTCTTCCCCTCTGGATGTAAACACCGGACTGAACACGACGGCTAGTACAAGCTGGGCCAGCATTGCAGGCTCGACATCATCTTCCAACGAGCTGCTAGTGGGATTTGCCGCCAATGCGTCAACCCAAACCTACAGTCTCGGCGGAAGCTGGAGTGACACCGCACACGAAGCCGGATTCGGCGGATTTCTCGTTTCGGGAACGCAGATTGTGTCTGCGACACAATCCAATTTGACTTTTAACGGCACTGCGGGCGCCACCGGCAGCTCGGCAGCATGGTTTTCTTTCAAAGCCGTGGCCGCAGGCGCGAGCTGTCCACATACGCTGCTGCTGGCTAGTGCGGGCTGTGGCTGAGGGAAGGCAAGGAAACAAGCGATAGGCGATGAGCAATAGGCAATAGGCAATAGGCAATAGGCGATAAGCAATAAGCAATAGGCGATAGGCGCTGCGATTGTTTTTCACTGTGTCTTAAACCGTGAGGCGAGCTGAAGATGACACCAGGCACTAAGAAAACTTCGAATGAAAAGAACGGGCACATGGCGCCCGAGTGGCTGCGCGCTAACTTGCAGACGTTGATGCTCATCGTTGTGCTGGCAGGCGGATGGATTGCCAACTTTGCCACGCTCTCAGTCCGCATGACCGACGTGGAAAAAGCACAAGGCAAGATTGAACAGCGCTTTGATCGCGATGTTGTGCCACGGCAGGAGCAGGAAGTCCGCGACCGCATGCTCGATCAGCGCCTCGGGCAAATGCAACGCTCGCTCGATGCCATTCAGCAAGAGCTACAGCGGCAGCGAAAAGGCTTCTAA